CTGGAGCAATCGGTGACACTGGATCAACTGGTGACTCTGGAGCATCAGGTAATACTGGGGCAACAGGTGATACTGGGGCAACAGGTGCAACAGGATACACTGGCTTTACAGGTGACACTGGAGCAACAGGATACACTGGCTTTACTGGTGACTCTGGGGCAACTGGTGAAACTGGGGCAACTGGTGAAACTGGGGCAACAGGTGATACTGGAGCAACAGGTGAAACTGGAGCAACAGGATACACTGGCTTTACTGGTGATACTGGGACAACAGGTGATACTGGAGCAATGGGTGACACTGGATCAACTGGTGACTCTGGAGCAACAGGTTATACTGGGGCAACAGGTGAAACTGGAGGAACAGGTGATACTGGAGAAACAGGATACACTGGCTTTACAGGTGATACTGGGGAAACAGGATACACTGGAGCAACAGGATACACTGGCTTTACTGGTGAAACTGGGGCAACTGGTGAAACTGGGGCAACTGGTTATACTGGGGCAACAGGTGAAACTGGAGGAACAGGTGATACTGGAGAAACAGGATACACTGGCTTTACAGGTGATACTGGGGAAACAGGATACACTGGAGCAACAGGTGATACTGGGACAACTGGTGCAACAGGATACACTGGCTTTACTGGTGACTCTGGTGAAACAGGCGATACTGGGCCAATGGGTGCAACTGGTGCCTCTGGCATAACAGGATCCACAGGAGAAACAGGTTCGTCTGGCACAACTGGTGCCTCTGGCACAACCGGTGATACTGGGCCAATGGGTGCAACTGGTGCCTCTGGCATAACCGGTGAGACAGGCTTCACAGGCACAACGGGTGATACAGCAGCAACTGGTGATACAGGACCAATTGGTCCAACAGGATACACTGGTGCAGATGGAGCTGGAACGAATACAGGTTCAACAGGTGACACAGGTGACACAGGTGTAACAGGAGTAACAGGAACAACAGGTTACACAGGGGCAACAGGTGAAATAGGCACAACTGGTTCACCTGGTTCAAATAGTCTCTATAGTGGAAAAGTGACACCAGATGTTTCGGTTGGTAGAGGAATAATTGGAGAACACTATTTTGATACTAGTAATAAAATCCTATATCAATATACATATAACGGTGGGGCAGTTGTATCAACATTTGCATCAAGTTCAAGCGTAACTGGTTTAACTAGAGATGTAGCTGGTAATATTTATACATGTTCAAATAGCAATACTATAAATAAAATAGACCCTTCTGGAAATGTAACACCTCTAACAACTACTGCAATGGATTCAAGTAGCAATTCTCACAATTTAGTAAATACTAGAGGAATTACACATGATACATCTGGAAATCTATATTTTACTGATTATGGAGCTCATATTATTGGAAAAATAGATCCAAGTGGTAATTCTACAATAATTGGAGGTGTTTATGGTGTTCCTGACTATAATGGTGATGGTCCTGCATTAACTACTAAATTACAATATCCAGGTGGAATAACATGTGACTCTACTGGAAATATTTATTTTTGCGATGTTTATAATTATTTGATTCGTAAAATATATAAAGATCTATCTGGAAATTGGCAAATTCTAACTATTGCTGGTGGAAATGGCTCAAATACAGCTGGATATGCAGATGGAATTGGTACCTTAGCTCAATTTAGTACACCTATTGGAATAATAAATGACAATTCAGGAAATCTATTTGTTCTTGAGTATACTCCTGGAAATTCAAAAATAAGGCAAATTACTTTATCAACTGGACTTGTCAGGACAATTGCTCAGAAGAATGGAACAGGAATTCTCGTAGGATCTGGAACAAATCTAGATTTTGGTATCTATAGTTATAATAGTATTACATATGATGGTTTAAGTAATTTATTTGTCACAGATTGGGTAAATTCATATATTGGTATGTTTAGTTTAATTACTGGAAAATATATAATATTATGTGGTTTAGCTGGAGAAGGGTATATAAATGGAGATACAGCAATTGCTAAATTTGCAAACCCCTCTGGAATTTGTTATAATAATAATAACTTATATATTGGTGACTGGACTAATAATGTAATTCGTAAGATAAATCTTCTAAGTGGCACATATGGTTGGGCAAACATTATGGATCTTCCAAATAGTGGATATACTGGTTATACAGGTTCTACAGGTTCTACAGGTTCTACAGGAGAAACTGGCTATTCAGGGACAACTGGCTACACTGGAGAAACAGGTGATACTGGGACAAGAGGTGAAACTGGGGAAACGGGTGATACTGGGCCAACTGGTTATACAGGTTATACAGGTTCTACAGGAGTAACTGGCTATTCAGGGACAACTGGCTACACTGGCTCAACTGGTCTTGGATTTAATTGGCGCGGAACATATTCTACAAATTCAGGAACTACTTATTCAGTAAATGATGTTGTTTTTTATAATGGTAGCACGTATGTTGCACTTCAAAATATGTCATTTGATATTGATGGTGATAAAATGGGAACCTATGGGTATTGGGGTTTAATGACAGCAAGAAGTGAAGGCTTATCGGCTGTATTACTAACATCTACCAGTCCAGTTTCGACCGATATATCTACAACAAGAGGAACTCAATATCAATTTGGTATTGTAGGTGCATATTCTCAGACAAGTTGGGTAGTTGGACAATATGTGAACTTAACCGATACAAATAGTGATAATGGGTTGGTATATTATTGTAAGGTTACACAAATTGATTGGCAAGGTGCTGGCTTTGGAACATATGTATTGTTTGCGACAGTTATAAGTGCAACTGGTTCATCTACTAATTCAACATCTAGTAATTGGCTTTTATCATTTGCTGGAGAAAAGGGTGTAACTGGGTATTCAGGTGCTTCTGGGTATTCAGGTGCTTCTGGATATTCAGGCTCAACTGGCTCAACTGGTCCAACTGGCCCAACTGGCTCAACTGGTCCAAATGGCCCAACTGGCTCAACTGGTTCAACTGGTTCAACTGGTCCAACTGGTTCAAGTGGAATAACTGGTCCTACAGGACTTCAAGGCACTCAAATAATGTCTGGAGAATTCGGGCCAAATACAATTAACCCACTTGGAGATATGTTTTTGAATACAACTTTAAATAAAATATTCACATATACACCAAATGTATCAAATGGAGTATCTACTGTGTATGATGCTTTAGTTACTAGTATAGAAGAATTTGCAATGGATTCTAGTGGAAATATATATATCACAATGGTATCTCAAAATAATATATCTAAACTAGATTCTTCAGGAAATATTTCTATCATAGCAGGAGATCCAAGTGGAAACGGTGGTTTTGTAGATGGGCAAGGAACTGCAGCACAATTTAGTAACCCATGGGGAATTGCAATAGATTCTAGTAATAATTTATATATTTCTGAAAATTTTAATAATGCAATTAGAAAAATAGATCCATCAGGAAATGTTTCTACAATAGCAGGAGATCTAAGTGGAAACAGCGGATTTGTAGATAGTCAAGGAACTTCTGCTAAATTTAATCAACCTCATGGACTTGCAGTAGATTCTACTGGCAATATATATGTTGCAGACCGTGGAAATAATGTAATTCGTTTAATTGATCCATCAGGAAATGTTTCTACAATAGCAGGAGATCCAAGTGGAAACAGCGGATTTGTAGATAGTCAAGGAACTTCTGCTAAATTTAATCAACCTCATGGACTTGCATTGGATTCTAGTGGCAATATATATATTGCAGACACTGGAAATAATGCTATCCGTTTAATTGATCCGTCAGGAAATATTTCTACCATAGCAGCAGATCCAACTGGAAACAGCGGATTTGTAGATGGACAAGGTTCTTCTGCTAAATTTAATTTTCCATATGGACTTGCAGTAGATTCTACTGGCAATATATATGTTGCAGACCGTGGAAATAATGTAATTCGTTTAATTGATCCATCAGGAAATGTTTCTACATTTGCCGGCAATGGAATAAATGGATATATAAATAGTAATTTATTAAACTCTCAATTTAGTTCGCCAGGCTATATTAAACTTGATAATAGTGGAAATATATATATTAGTGAAGGTAGCATCATTCGTAAAATTAATGCTAATCCAGCGCCTACATGGATAATTACAGCTAACTTAAAAGGGGATGCAGGCACAGCTGGTTCTGCTGGAGCAATAGGAGCAACAGGTGACACAGGGGAAACAGGTGATACTGGCTCAACTGGCTCAACTGGGCCTATAGGTTATACAGGTGACACAGGTGACACAGGTGTAACAGGAGTAACAGGAACAACAGGTTACACAGGGGCAACAGGTGAAACAGGCACAACTGGTTATACTGGTCCACAAGGGCCTTCTATGAGTTACGCGGCAGGAACTTCTCCCTATGCTGCAACTAGCGCCCTCCTTACAACAACAATCGGCACTAGCCAGACACGTATTTATGAAATTGGGCCAATCACTTCTATATCAACTAATAAATTTCTTCTTATGGCATCTGCTTCATTTACTGGAACTGGAAAAACGGTAGAATTAACGGTTGGGTGTGCAACTACAACTGGAGCTACCGCAGCTAATTCAACAAATATTGTATCTCAAGCAAGTCCATTAGTCTTACCAGTTACAAGTCCAGCATATTACATGGCGGCTTGGCCAGACATGAATGATTCAAGTGGTAATCCCGTTAATATAAATGGATTTGCAATAGATGCACCTGGAACAGGATCATTTTACTATACAGTTTGGATGTATGTCGGCACTAGTCATAATTTTACCGATTTAGCAGTAGCGCTAACTGTTCTCAAAATCCAATAAACTCTTTAATTAGATGTCTGAATTCGTCGCCCTTCAAAATAACACAGACCCCAATATTCCAACGAGTTCAGGGCAACATGTTCTGATGAAGGACCAGACAAAGATTAAGAGAGCTGTCCGACGCACTACCATAGTCGTAAATTCACGTGACCGCAATCTCATTCAAGACTATAATTCTAATCAATTCCGTTATAAGTTACGTAGACCCTTAACTAATGTTATGTCAATTGAACTCATGAATGGATGTATTCCTAGTTACATCTATAATCTAAATACGGGTTGGAATACCTTTAGTTTTCAAGAGGGTTCTATTGTGGTTACAATTACCTTGACCCCAGGGTATTATACGGAGTCTACACTTCTAACTGAGCTTCAGACACAGCTGAATGCAATTTTAAATAAGAAAAATACGTATACTGTCACACTAAATCAAAATACAAAGCGTGTTCAGATTACAAGCACCAATATTATTCCATTTACATTTCTCTTTTATTCTGGCAACTCTCATGACGATATTGATTTGAATACTTTGGCTATTTTGTCTATAAATACACCCGCGAGACTTCTAGGATTTGGACTTCAAGATTATACTTCTGACACAAATGGTAGAATAACAAGTATCTTACCGGTTGATATTGATAATTTCTTGAAAACTATTTATTTACACATTGAATCTGATGGAAAGAATTTGTCGCGGATGGAATTAGGAAATGGTCGGCAAGATTGTTTTCATATTTTTTATTTAGTTCCGAGTTCAGAAAATTATTTATTCTTAAATAAAGAAACAGATCATTCTCTCTTTGAATCTACACCTGCACCAATTGCTCGTATGATGACGCTGGATATAAGTTTTCGTGATGAATTCAATAGAGTTATTGATTTTAATCAACGTGAATCTAGTCTTGTATTTGAGATAACTCACTTGGAGTGAGTCATCAAGGAAGATAACGCATTTAGAGTAAATGCGTTACCAATAAAATAACTCACTTAGAGTGATTTAAACTCGCTACACATAATCTCAGATAGTAATGTTACCTTCCTATCTGAGGTCAATTGATGAAGTGCTTGTGCCTTCTAAAAGCCAAGAAACAATTCAGACATCCGTCCATTCAACTACTAGCATACAAAGACTCCGTTTTATGCTTGTCAGCACCCATGCTCAGCAATATACTGGATATTCCAAGGTTTCTTACGGAATTCTGAAGGAGCTCTCCAAATCTCCTAACCTAGAGCTCTTCCATTACGGATTCCAGCGGCATCCTCAGACTCCTTCAGATTTTCGCCCATATCCCTCCAACGTCGAGGTAATTGACGCTACTGCACTTGAGCAGCCTCTCCAGCAAGGGTTTGGCTACCAGGGACTCTTAGAGACTATTAGGAAAAAGAATCCCCATGTTGTCATGATTTACAATGACATGGCTGTAGTAACCAGATTCTTAGAGGAAATTCGCAAGGTTGCAACACCTAGGCCATTCAAAGTCTGGATTTACTGTGACCAAGTTTACGAGAATCAACACCAGGCCATGATTGATATTTTGAATCGCGATTCAGACCGTGTCTTCACCTTTACTTCACACTGGAAGAAGCAGCTCAAGGAGCAAGGAGTAACGAGGCCTATATCGGTTCTAGGGCATGGATTCGATCCTAAGATTTTCTTTACTGTTCCAAGGGATTTAGCACGCAAGAGCTTAAAACTGCCTGAGGACGCGTTTGTCATTATGAGCCTAAATAGGAATCAGCCACGCAAGCGTTATGATATCATGTTAATAGCTTTCGTCGAGCTTCTTCAGAAAAATCAAGAGAAAAATATTGTCCTTCTATGTATCTGTGACAAGGGTGAGAAGGGAGGATGGTGGCTGTTTGAGGTCTTTGTGCGTGAGCTAAAAAAAGCCGGCTTAGCCATTGAGCAATATGGAAATCGTCTGATGGTCTCCTCTCAAGATATGGTTTTTAAGGATGAGGATATAAATGTATTATATAATGTGGCAGATCTAGGTATTTCTACGGCTGATGGTGAGGGCTGGGGTCTCTGCACATTTGAGCAGATGGGTGTAGGAATTCCTCAGGTTGTTCCTGATCTCGGTGGCTATAAGGAATATTGCTCTAAGGATAATTCTACCCTAGTAAAACCTAAGCATCGTTATTACCTACCATCTGTGCATAGTGCTGTTGGAGGAGAGGCTCAAGTTTGCGACCCTCATGATGTATGTGTAGCTATGAACTCTTACTTGAATGATTCAGAAAAAAGAAATGCGCATGGCCAAAAGGCCAAGGAGAAAGTTTTGACTTATAGTTGGGAGGCTGCAACAAAGGAGCTTATTTCACGCCTGCAGGAGGAGCATCTGGATTTGTAATTTGTAATTTGTAAGTTGTTGTCACTTTCTTTTTGCAGATACCGTTATTTCTGTTATTAGGTTTATAGCACTTAATAAGAGAAATACCATTGTATTTAATTTAAATTGGTAGTTCACGGTAGAATGAATATTTTAATAAAGGATCATAAAGATTCACTCGAATCTATTCAGCGAGATGGACAGATTGTCTATATTATTGGCCCAGGTGTTCTAAAATCTCCAGGTCATCCTGGAGGAAATCAGCAGTTTGATAGACAACTGAAAATTTTTAGAGTAGCATGCAAAGAGCCATATTTGTTTAAAATTTACAATAAAGACCTAGAAGGCCATACTGAATATTTAGGTGAATATAAGGTTCTTGGCTATAAGATTAAATTGTCATTTGCTGGATTTCGATATTATGAATATAAGATGGTTCGCATAAATCCATTTATACCTTCTACATTAGATTAGAAATGACCTGCCCGTGTTCAAAAATGTGGGGTGGTTCTAGTTATAAAGCAACAAGAAAGAATAAGGCCTTAGTGAAGCGTTACAAGCGAGGTGAATCAATTGGCTTCACGGCCACTGCTAGTCTCAAGGCAAAAGGTCTTATTCCTAGGACATCGAGGAAACTTCGCGGGAAAAAAGTGCTTGGGCCAAAATACAAATAATGTAGATATGGAAGGCGTTCTAGCAAAAACACGACGAATAAGAGCCAAAGGGACTATGCGTCGACGTTTTGCTGGTCAAGGTCTTAGCCTGGGTTCGGTAAAGATAAATTCAGATGCAATTAGTGCTATCTTAGCACCATTATACAATGATTTACCAAAAACAATTGCAGCAGGTGAGCATAATCTCACATATGGTGAGGTTGAATGGCCTACTTTGAAACTCATGTTAGATTATGCTCAGAAACAGTCTTCGCATCCCGGCCGATTCTACGATTTAGGCTCAGGACGTGGTCGTGCAGTTCTGTATATGAGCCTAACAGGTCTTTTTGATTCCTCTGTCGGTATCGAAGTTCTCCCTGAGCGTGTCGCTCTAGCTAAGCAGGCCTTAGTAAAGCTCCGGTCCTCAATACCGAATGCCGGTGCAAAAGTCAAGCTCTACGAGGCATCTTTCTTAAACCCTTCCTTCAAATATAAAGATGCACGACTGGTTTTCTTGAGCAATATGTGTTTCGACAAGCAGACCCAGGATGCCATCTTTGGAAGGCTTGCTGCTGAGATGCCAAAGGGATCTCTAGTTTTTTGCTCTAGGCTTCCAGATTCTAGCTTGCCGGCATTTGAAACTGTGGGTGTTGAGCGTGTTCCAATGACATGGACGCCAACTTCGGAAATCCATATTCTACGTCACCTGTAAAGATGGATAGGCTACAAGTAAAGATACCTGGATTAGAAAAACCTAACTCAGACAAGAAAGATAAGAAAGTAAAGGAAAGACCTTCCGTGAAAACCAGATTTGGTTATGACGCAAGGGACTGTGTGCGAGCTTTACAGGAAGTATTATCTCAGACAGGTCCTTCGGCAACCGGTAAAGCCTTGCATTATAGTGCCGATTTAATTTGCAGTGGAGCATTTGAAATATGGATTCGTCTTATCTGGTCATTTGTCTTTCAACATGTTCATTTAGCAAGTCTCCGGATATTTGTCTATCTACAAGAGCGAACAAAGGACCTTGAAGGACACATTGCCGCTCTTGATATGGAAGCCTTATATAAGGATCCAGAGTTTCAGAAAAAGGTATCTGAAGTTGTTTTAGTTATTCAGACTTTACCTAGGCAATATAAAATTACATGGCCGAAAGTTCCTGAGGATACTCATAATCCCGAATGGATTAAATTTAATTCTTCAGCGAAAGATTCAGAGGCTGTAAGAAAAGTATGGATTTCTCAACATGACCAACCAATTATGCGACTTGTGGGAAATCAGGTTCTTCAAGCATGTGAGGAAGTAAATATAGAGAAAGCACTTTTCTGGTTGAAATGGCTTTTAGAAGAAGATAAGAATGTCAGAGCACAAGGTGCAGGATTTAGTTTAACGACGGCAAGAAGGACTGGTAATGGCTCAGTAAAAATAGATAAAGCTGAAACTGGTTATTATATTGCAGCAGTCTTGGCAGAGGCATACAAGGATTTAGCTAGACGTGGGCTTGTCAGAATGCACGAAGAATTTCAGAGTTTATTGGATTTATGGAGGGGTAAACAGGCTAGGCTTTCCTCTAAACAAAAACAGGAATGCTTGGCATTGATGGTTTTGGTTATTTCTGAAGTTCCGAGATGGAAGGTGCCAGCAGCACAGCCTCTCATAAAAGATGCAGTTATAATGTCTAGGGCTGTAGAACAATCTGTGAGATTCTTTCAGGAAGTTGTCTCAAAGCCACCAGTTGCATCTGTTGTTCCTAAAGATATAGTTGGAGGTGCGAAGAAAGAGAAAATAGTAGGAAAACCTACTACTGTAGAAGATCAAATGCGTCTTATGGATGAGATGGTCATGGCATTCATTCAGCGATAAATTTACTAATTTCTAAATAGATGGGATTAGTCCTGGTATTTGATTTAGATGGGACTATCATAGATTCGTCTGATAGAACACTTTTTAATATAGAAGATACTGCCGAGAATTTTAAAGAATTAAAAACGAAAATAAGAAATGAAAATTTTTTAAATTCAAATCTTTTATATGTTTTTAAACGTGCAGCATATCTTCGCAGAATTGGTAAAGTCACTGCAATCTTACTTTTAACAAATAATTCTGATAATTTCTTTATTTCAGTCGTTGATTCTGTGCTCCGTGATATATGTAGTGAAGATAAAAAGATAGGTGTTGGCGCTAACGGTCAATATAAGAATTCTGAATATATTGCACTTAATCGCGACCCTTATACTGAAATGCGTGAACAGGAGTATTTCTTTGATTCTATATTACCAAGAACTCATACAAATAGGAGAGGCTCTGATTTAACAAATCCAATAAAAGGAATTGATGATATTAAATTAATGTTGGGATTTTTAAATAAAGAGATGTCTGAAGGAGAAATATTAGAGAATACATTTTTCTTTGATGATTTAGACCATGAAGGTATGCATCCACTAGGAGACAACTATATTAGAATAACACCTGGATTTAAGAAAGGTGTTAGGGATGAAACAATATATAATGTAATTTTTAATAAGCTTGAACAATTAGAAAAACCGTCATTTGGAAGGACACGCTCTAATACTGCAAATAGTGGCAATGTGGAAACACGGGCCGCACTCCCTAATAATAGAACCATTTTTACGCCAATTACTAAAAGAAAGATGGCCCAACTTTTAAAACCAAAAACAGTTCCAACAGGAGGAAGTAAATTAATTAGAACTCGAAGAACACGTAGGGCAAATAGAAATAAGATGTTAAGAATCAATAAGAATCATAATAAAACTAGAAATGGCGTCAGAAAGTAGACCATAACCCTTTGTAGTAAGGTGCAATCCATCATACATTATTTCCTTTGAAATTGTTTCGTTTTCATCCCCTTTTAAAAACATATAGCCAATATCTATATAATATACTTCTTTCTGAAATTTCTCGGCCTTTAATAATTTATTTATTGCAGAATTAAAGACACGTTTTCGGTCTGCATTCGAATCTCCACGGGGTAATATTCCCATAAGGAGAATTTTTGATTTTGGCGAGAGCTCTAGAGTAACATCGATAATATCTTTTATTTCTGCTAATGTGCCAGCCGTAGTATAATTGCGATCTGAATTGTTTGTTCCAATTAAGATTACTATTACCTCTGGCTTGAGTCCATGTAAATTTGTCGCGACTAAAAAATCTAAGACATTCTTTGTGGTATATCCTGCTACTCCGAAATTTATGGTCTCGTATTTTGAAAATATCTTAAAATGCTCTGGATCCCACCATTGAAATATTGAATCTCCAATGAAGACTATCATATCTTTTACTATATAATTGTAATTACAAAAATTGAACTTAAACCCCCGTAAAATCTAAGCATAGAATGGATACCCTTGTTCAGAAACTTTCTAAGGCAAATGATGCCTATCGTAATGGCCAAGCACTTCAGATGACCGATGATGAATATGATGCTGGATTAGAGCAACTTGCTAAGCTAAATCCTGATCACCTATTTCTCAAGCAACTCCGTGCTGCACCAAATGTAGTAACCGCAGGCAAGATTGTCAGAATGCCCTTCTACCTTGGCTCTCTCGATAAGGCAAAGGTGGCAGACGAACTTGAGAAATGGACAAAAAAGGCGCCGAGGACTAGCACTTTTGTAGTAGCTGAGAAGCTAGATGGAATCTCAGGTCTCTGGAATCCTGCAAAAAAGAATCTCTACTTGTCTGGCGATGACAATATGGGCGTAGATGTTTCCCCATGGCTTCAACATATTTCACTTAGCTCTAAGACTATCTCTAAAGAAATCCCTGAGGACGTTTGGATTCGCGGCGAGCTCATTATGCCAAGAAGCCAGATTCCCCAGGGGAAACTTGGAAGGTCAATTGTGAATGGGCAGTTCCATCTGAAGACACCTAGCCCCGAGGCCGCAAAGGTTCGCTTTGTGGGCTATGAAATTATTGGAATGGCTCCTGAGCTATCTGTGCAACAGCAACTTTCATGGTTAGAACACTGGGGTCTCTGGACTCCGTGGTCTATCCTTTTAAATGACTTGTCAGACACTTCTAAACTATCAAGCTTTCTAATGATTCGCAGGACTGATTCTGAGTATGATATGGATGGCCTTGTAATCCGAATAAACAAGCCTATGTCTCGTGTCTTGAAAGGTAATCCGAAGGATGCAATTGCTTGGAAGCCACCGAATGGTGAGACGAAACTCACTAAGGTCATTCTGGTTGAGTGGAATGCATCGGCTACGGGGAAACTAGTGCCAAGAGTTCAGATTGAACCTGTTCAATTAGGTGGATCAACAATTAACTTTGTTACAGGTGTTAATGCGAGGCGTGTGGTTGATTGGAAAATTGGTCCCGGTGCTCAGGTTGTAATCAGAAAGGGCGGTGATGTAATTCCACTCATTGAATCGGTTGAAGTTCCTGCAGTGGTCTCCTATCCCCCAGAGGGCACTTGGGAGTGGGATGGGGCACCAGAGACAGCCGTGAATATTAAACAGATTTCAGCAGATTCTACAACGCTGGTATCCCAATTTATGAAGATGGTAAAACATTTGGATTGGCCTAATGTTGGCCCGGCAGTAATGAAGTCAGTCGTGGAGGCTGGATACACGACCGTGCCTTTATTAAGAAAGGTACCTGAGGATTCTCTTAAGAAACTCTTAGGACCAGTGAAGGGTGCAAATCTCTTTGCCCTGGTTCAGCGAGATGGTTGGTCAAAGGCATCTGAGCTAGATTTGTTTATTGCAAGTCCTCTGAGGCCAGATGGAATTGGTAAGACACGCTTAGAAGTTCTTCTTACAGTTGAGCCAAATGTGCAAAAGTGGACTTCTGCTCTAGCTGCTCCGAAGGGATGGTCTCCTGAGGCACTCAAGGAGTTTCAGCTGCTATGGGCAAAATATGAGATCTTTCGCAAGACTGAGTGGTCATTCTTGCCATATCCTGTTGTATCTAATCTTCCAACAGTAGAAACTGCAAAAATAAAGGTAACCCAAAAAGGAACTATAGTATTCTCTGGTTTCCGTGATGAAATGCTTGAGGCATCCTTGGAGGCAAAGGGCTATAAGGTATCTGATACAGTTAAGGCAGATACTAAGGCAGTGATTATTGCAGATAAAGAGAATCCTGATACATATACGTCAACAAAAACAGAAAAGGCAAAGAAGATTCCCGGTTGTTTGATATTACGTAGAACAGAAATTGGTAAACTCTAAATCGTATGAATCATTAGAAGATGCAGGATGGGCATGTTGAAAAAAGTTCAGGTTTTTTTTCAAAATTGCCAGGGATAGCAGGAAGTTTCTTACCAAACATGACTATGTCAAGTGATAAAACGGCATCAACGTGGACAATGTTAATTTACGTTCTTCTAATAATATTATTTGTTGTATATGTTATTTTAGCTTCAACATTTAATACTGGTTGTCGTTTATACAGAAGCAATGCTAATTCTATAAAAAAACTTATATCCCTTCGCCGTTTAGGATTAGGATCGTCAGTAGATATCATTCCACACAATGATAAATCAGTATGTTCAGAAATAGTAAATAAAAATGCTCCTTATAATTCAATATCATCAGCCAAAATAGCATTATTACAATGGCGTCCATTAACTGTTCGCCTAGCAGGATATCTTGGTGGAATATGTTCTGCTAGAGACGGTGTTTTTGATATGGCAAAGGGGATTCAAGTTGCATTAAGTTTAGGTGCCAGGTCATTTGTATTTGATATAGATTATCTTGATAAATCACCATGCCAACCTCTTCTAATACATAGAGATTCAGGTGGAATTATGAGATCACTGAATACTGGGTCAATCCAGGATGGCATGGCATCATTGAAAAAAATGGCATTTTCAGCTAACCAGGATCCTGTTATAATTATACTATATCTAAGACGTATTCCTTCAGGGCAAATTCAAGCAGATAACTTTCTAACAGCCATTGCATCCGCATTAGACCCTATAAGCACATATCATCTTGGATTAACAGAACAAGGAAACTTCCATTCATGTGGATTAGAATCTTCATTATTTACAAGTGATATAACAACTTTTCAGAAAAAATTCATTGTTCTATGTAACTATGATACTACACTTCTATCTCAAAAACAAAATCCAAAAGATAATTTGAATTTCTGGGTAAATGCCAGGCTATGGCAACATGAATTAAGCACAGCTCTAATTAGCTCTATTACTCCAACTAATACTGGACAAATTGCCCCATATGCAAAGATTGGCTCAGCTAAAGATTTTTTAACAATACCAGGGTCAAAAAGTGACGCTGTCAGTAGTTTTAATCGCGCATCATCTACTATTTTTACAGTTGCTCTAAGCCCGGTTGATGAAGTATTAACAGTAAGTCAAATGAAAATATTATTAAACGATCTTGGAATACACTGTGTTCCAATAGATGTTATTCGTTTAGCAGAAACTAAAGACCACGTGAATACACTCAAAATTATAAAAAAGGCACCTAACATAAATGTAGTTCCAGATTTAACAGATGCTACTTATAAAACAGATCCTCTATCGTTTTGGACATATGCTGGTTGGTCTAGATTTAATTCGGCATGATAATATAGAAATGCGATTTTCAAGTGTGTTTATATTGAGTATAATACTATTAATTACTCTTGCATATTATTCAAGGACAATTGATGGTTTTGTAAATATTCCAGCATCAACACCAATTCCAAGATTCACAAAGACACCACCAATTGTTCCTAAGAAGCCTTCCCCATCTACAAATAGTAATGGGGGCCTTGTAAATATTTCATAAGTATTATTAAGGGGTAGATGCCAGTAGATAAAGTAAAAAAACGTTTAGAACAAGTTATAGATCAAGCCAAGCTAAGGATTGATCTAGACTCTGCACAAAATCCAGAACTTCGCAGGGCAATTCATATTGTGGAAGTTTTTTTACAGAAATCTGGGCGAGTTTGTTATGGTGGCCAGGCAATCAATGCACAACTTCCTCAGAAAGTTCAGTTCTATGACCCCGATAGGGCTTTGCCTGATTATGATTTTTTTTCACCAGATGCCGAAGGTGATACGGCAGCCCTTATTGAAACTCTGAAGACAGCTGGATACAATGAGATTTCAAAGCGCATTGGAATACACGATGGCACAATAAAACTTTATGTTAACTACTCAGCAATTGCCGATATTTCTCAGATGATCCCTGAATTTTACGATGTTATCTATAAGAATTCGTCGGTAGTAAATGGTATTCATTATGCCGATCCGATTTTCTTAAGAATGCTAATGTTCCTTGAGCTTTCTAGGCCTCGTGGACAGGTTGAACGCTGGGATAAGGTATTTGATCGTCTGAAACTTTTAGATGAGGCGCATCCTATTCCGAAATGTAAACGGGGACAACCTATGATTCAAGAATCTAAAGAGGCAGAAGTTGCGAGGCCTCATATTATTCGCTATATGATTAAACATAACCGTGTTTTCATGGGTGCAGATATATTTTCAATATATTCTGCAAGTGGTAAGGGTCGTTCAACGAAGAGTAGAGCAGATTTTTTATTACATGGAAAAGCCCCTGCAGTCTTTTTCAGCCCTAATGCCGAGGAGGATGCTAATGAACTTTCGCAGATGACTATGTCAGTGAAAGAAGATATTCTAGGATTTCAAAATATTCTTCCGGCTATGATTGTCTTGTTTAAGAATGAATCGGTAGTCTGTGTAATTGTCCAGGAAGAAGCGTGTCATTCAACAGTTACAATACCACTTACCAAGGGGCGCTATTTACGAATTGCATCCCTAGATACTCTTTTAACATTCTTAATTGGTTTGTATTACAGGCCTGATTCTTTACTAATGACACAGGAGTCATTACTATGTTGGATACGCAATTATATCGATTTATCTAATCGGTATAAATCAAAGCCTACTAAATTATTTCCTGCATTTTCCCTTGAATGTTCGGGATATCAGACAAGTTTTGCGAGCCTTCTCAGGGCAAAGGCTGCGCGAATTCAAGCGGAGAGACAGAGATTAAGTAGTGGACACAAGGCTTCGTCAATGACAAGGGATAAGCGCTTTGTGAATTATGGATCTAGAAGAACTAGAAGGAAAAATAATATGATATACTAATTATCTCTAATTGTATCAAATTATAATTCTATAATAGAAATGGAAGCTGCGGATTATGGTAAAATGGTAAAATGGATGTTGAATGAGGGTTATGGAAATGGGAGTGTTATGCCAGAATTAAATAAGGTATTTGCAAGTGGATCTGATTCAATACAGGCAATTCGTTCTATGAAGGAAATGCCACCACCAGTTAATTTGTATGGTTTACTTAAGGATTTCGGGAAATTTAAAGAGGATGCAGTAAGTGAAGAAGTATTCAATAAAAATATATTTGATGCATTTAAGCGTGCAGGGGGTGATACCTATATGCTTGGGAATATCAGTGGTGGTTATCGTAAAAGTAAGACTGCTAAGAGGACATATAAAAAGAAAACTAAAAAGGTAAATAGGAAGCGTTCTAAAAAAACTCGTAAATATTAGACCAACGAACATTTCAAACCGGCACTTAACTACTAAAAAATTGAATCTAGCAAAAACGAATTGGTAAGCACCAACAAAGGCAAAGTATCCAAAATGACTGACGGATATATCTACTGCTTCTCAAATCCTTCTATGCCAGGTATTCTCAAAGTCGGTATGACTGAGAGGACACCTGTAATAAGATTAGGCGAAGCAAATGCTTCTGATACTTGGCGACCTCCAACACCCTATAAGATTGAGTTCGCAAAAAAAGTGTCCGATGCTTCCGGAAAAGAAAAGACCCTCCATACTCTTCTGGAACAATATACGGAACGCATCAATCCTCGCAGAGAGTTCTTTCGTGTTTCTCCAGAAGAAGTTCGCAAGTTCTTTGACCTAATGGATGGTGAAATGTGGGGTGAAACTCGTATGGAAGAGGAAGAGGAAGAGGAAGAGGAAGAGGAAGAGGAAGAGGATACTTCTTCAGACTCAGCCCCACGAGTGAAACCGACTGGCGTAAAAGGGTGTCGTGATATGGCAAAGTGCTTTACAAACGGGCAACGCATTCGCCATACAATCGGTATTAATAAGACGTGGACTGGCACATACGATTCTTCAAAGAACGGAATCGTATATGACGGAAAAATACTAACTCTCAATAAGTTTGCTGTATCACACTTTGAGTCAGAAAGACCTGACCGTGTTTCAAATGTGAATGCCTGGAAAGAGTGTGAATGTGAAGTAGATGGGAAGTGGATTTCTACATACGCTCTACCTGGCTAAAGTGCCGGTTTGAAATGTTCGTTGGTCTAAAGTGCTTAATATAGATTATAAAAACGTTATTTTAACATTTTTATAAGTTTTAAAAGCGTTAATGAGTTTTGCACGCTTTTTTTAAAAGCGTTTATTTGTTCTGTTGTAAAGAAAAGGTTAACGCAGCTACTCTATCACCCCCCTGAAATTGCGCATAAGATTTCTTAGGTCCATCTTTCTGCCAATCATACAAAGTTCCATTCTTAGCCTTCTCAAGATCGGACTGGAGTTTTAACATTGATGTCAATAATCCATCCATTTCAGCTATTGCTTTTTTCAAGTTAGGGCTATTAAGAACTGCATTTACACGTGTTATTTCTGAATTTGCATCAGGAATTGTGCATGATGCAGCTTCTTCAAGTGCCTTCTGAGAAATCTGCGCCTTAGCAGCATCTACTGAACATGTTCCTGTAAATCCATCTTTTTTAGATTCTTCTACAATTTTATCCATTTGCTCCTTTGATGGAGGTGTCATTGAAGGGTTTGCTCCAGCCGCAAGTGCACCCTGGAGTTTATTAATAATTGCAGAAAACCATTCTGCCTCTCTAACAATACGTTCAGGCAGATCATCTTTTATTTTCATTAGGGCTAACGAAGCAGAACCATCATCCGACCATTCTGGTAACTGTGTATATGTATCACATGATACATATGACATTGAATTATTTGGTCCTAATCCACCAAATAAACTGCAACTTTGCCGGGAACTTGCTAGTGAATCTGTGCATGAATATATTGATTTGTAAGTTTTATTAAGTGTAGCGTCATCCCCACTCCCACCAGTTGCAGTAGTCATAGTTTTCAACTGGTCTCTTACAAACGCTGAAATCTTGCAATATGGTCCGAGTTCTTTAATTAGACGCTCCTTCAGACTATTATAATCTGAATTATCATCAAAAAACCCCTCTTTAGCTTGAAAAAGGTAGCGATGCAATAAGATTAGCAATAAAATTAAACAACCAACAATAATTTTATCGCGCACCTTCATCTTCTTAATTAGAGGAGATAGATGTCTCTAGGAGGAAATCTTTCATCTGGATATACTAATAAATTGACGGATAATGCTATATATTCTGGTATTACAAAGAGTGTATCAATTGCTTATTCAGACCCATGTTGCATTAACTCCGGCACTTCAAGTTCTTTTACAGTTGCTTCTCAACCATCAATGGTTATACTAGCAAATTCGTGCCCTCAACCAACTCCGGCAGAATTTGCTTTATATCCTAAAGTTGCAGTTCCATGCTCTGTTAGAACTCAAGCTCTTGCAAATCAAGTATGCGCTACTTTGCCTGATCCTACAACTCGTTTTTCTCGATATCAGAGATATCAAGTTCCTGTTCCATGCCCACCATTACAACCATCTGCAAATATGGCGGGTAAATCGTTACCATCTTCACTTGGATGTAATATTTATCCGAACACTTAGGTAGAATGACACTAACTAACTTTGATGCCTCTCAGATTACATTAAAGCAAAAACAGAAGACGCTATATGCCTGGAAATCCAATAATGATATTGTGATAAATGGAGGCGGCTCTGTGCTCAGAGAGCAGGTAAATACTCAGAGTCTTGATATTATAGTTGATCGTAACCAGGGTGGATGCAAGTGCTCTACTGACGCCTTAGCGAATCCTTATCAGTTTAATGGTCTATCTCAGGGAAACCAAGTCAATTTCTAATTTCCGGATGTTTACAGTATTACTTATATTTTCTTTTTTTTAAAAAAATATAACTAATTCTTACAATAGATGTATGGGTCAGATGTTACAAATCGCAATCGTGCAGCGACATTATATATTAATTCTGTTCTAAAAAATCAAGAGTTTACTTCTGGTAAGTCAATTCGTATTGATAGACAGAAAGGTGGCATTGATTATCAGTATTTAACAAATGTAGAATTTGGAAATATCATTGATTATACATATAATACATATTTTCCATTAAGTATTAAGTATGGTGTAAATCCTAATATATTTGCACTATATAATTTAACACAGTATGATTTAACTACTGGACCAGAATATGGTTCTCCACCTGTGCCTACAGTAATTGATGAGGGTAGTATACCCATTGATACTGGATCTAGGGATTTTTACTTTTTTGGGATAAATTACGGCGGTTGTAATGATATTTACTGGGATTCTAATAATGCTATAACATTTGGTCAAAGGACTGATCGTAACCTAACAAGTATTTCGGATAATGGATACTTAGGATATTCTTCTACTCCAGCAGTTCTAATTGGAAACTATGACAGATGCTGTTCTGCATTATATTATTCTAAATATTTTTCTACAGATAATTTGTTCAGTGTTATAGTTATAATTGTATACTTTTCAAATTATTATACTGATACCACTAATCTAGATTCTGGAAAATATCAAATTAGATTAATTCGTGAACTTAATGGAAATAATAGACAATGGATAGAAGTTGCTATTATATCGGCTCCATCAAGCCCTGGTTATTCAAATAGTGCATCTGTGACATTCCCTAGTGGTCGCGATGCAAGTGGAAATTCACTTGATTCAAATAGTCAACCAATTGAACCAACAAAGAATTCACCATATGATATAACTGATGGAACTACCTTCCAAAATGTTTGCGGATCTTTATTTTCCACTGTAAGTCCCCAAGCTGGAACAAGTTTCTTATATCAAAGTGATTCAAATGGAAGAAATTGGACATTTATAAATAATGCATATGTGCCGGTGTAAGATGATTGCGAAGCCTGTTCTGGCCCTCTGGTTCTTGGTTTCTCTGGTTCTCAGTGTATCTGGTATTTTTTTCTAAATTTACAAATTTAGAAAAAAATGCCTCCCAAGAGGCGTGCCCGTGCTGGGTATCGATCCCAGTACCTTCTGCTAATTCTATGACTTATGTCTATACAAGGCAGATGCTCTACCATTTGAGCTACACGGGCTATAGGAGAGTTATCTCCAAAGGCCCTGAGCCTTATAGGCTCTACCGAGAGTCGAACTCGGGTTTTCAGATTCAAAGTCTGACGTCCTAACCACTGGACGATAGAGCCACTTGTTTGTAAATGCAAACGTAAACGTAAAAAATAGGCTTTTAGAGATGCCATAACTCATTTCCGATACCGGGAGTTGAACCCGGGCCGGCGCCTTGAAAGGGCGCTATCCTAACCGTTAGACCATATCGGAATCTGCTAGTTTTAGGAAAACTAGCAAACCACTTGGTTCTTGCGAACCGTGCCTTGCGGCAGTTGCGCCAAGCGGGAATCGAACCCACGTTGACAGGTTGGAAACCTGTAATTCTACCACTAAATTATTAGCGCGCAATTAATCTATATAGCGGCTCCTGGTTTCGATCCAGGGACTTATGGGTATCCCACAATTCACTTCTGAACTTATGGGCCCATCGCAATTCCTCTTTGCTAAGCCGCTTTATAAATGGACTTTTTTGACAGAAGTCCGAAACTGTTTTACAGGGAGTGGGGATCGAACCCACGCGGATTGCTCCAGCAGATCTTAAGCCTGCCGCCTTAACCACTCGGCCATCCCTGTTCAACTTGATGGACTCTCACCACCTCCTCCACCTACTCTTTTTAATGACGTTCCTTTTAAGCCGTCATGTTTTTCACTTTTATAGTTTAGTGGGCCCCAGCAGTAACCTTCTTCTTCTGGATCACCTTCGGCTTCGCTGCTGCGGGAGCAGCCACCACAGGTGCAACCAGCTCCTCGTCATTCAGGTCTGCCTCCTCTTCCTCCTCGTCGTCAAATGCGGCTGCGAAGGAAGCCTTCTGAGGAGCACTAGATGCAGTAGGCTTAGACGCACCTGCAGAGGAATCCTCGTCATCCTGGAAACCATAACCGCGAAGGGAGTCAGGGCGAGAGACAACCTTCAGCTGAGCCAGCTTCCAAGAAAGTCCACAGCCCACACTAGACACCCACACACCAGTGCACTCAATCAGTGCACTGACAGACATGCGCTTCACGATCAAGTCCTCGATAGGGACATCCTTGATCTCCTTCTTGTCCACATCGAAGAAGCTGGTCTCAAACTTGCCATTGCGCTGACGCAGGGCGACCTTGACGGTAGGAGGATAAGGCTTGCGGGCGCCAGTATTAGAATCCTCGCTGAACTTCACTGTTGGCTTATACAGCTTCATCTGCTTGAGGATCTGCTGGGTCATGCCAGGCTTCTTGAGCCAGTTCTTCTCCACGCACTCAGAAGTCACTCGGTCGTCAATCGCCTCAAGCATGTCAAAGATCTCCTTCATCTTGGGCTTGGTATCGTAGCCATTCAGAGAAAGATTGATAGAATACTTTACAGGGCCAAACTTGTCATCTGCATTCAAGCCATAGGGTAGGTCAACATTGCTCACCTGAAGAAGCAATGGGCCACCTGCATAATTCATATTCACTGACTTGGAGTTGTTTGCAAGAGACTTAATCTCACCAAATGCAAGCTTAGACACGTCAAACTGGGATGGTAGAACACTCATTTCCGGGTATACTTACCTATCGTGTCGCCAGCGAATCAATTTTTGGCCCGCCAAAAAATGCAGCGCATAGGTATTGTTAAATTATAAGAAGGATATAGATGGATTCCTCTCAACGGACTCGACTTATAATGGAAGCGGCAAATCAATTTGTCGCTAGAACAAAAACAGTTGATTCTTCTCTTCTAACAATGCAGAATCAGCAGAGGGCTGCATATGCGGGTGCAGCCCGTTTTCATACAGCAGCATATTATAAGGGTGCTCCAATTGTAAATCCTATTCCCTATGATGCTACTTCTTGCCCAATAGACCATTCTTATACAGATGGATATGCAAGTGTCACACGACAGGCGCAACATGAATCTCGTGCAAATGAATCTGGTGGTGCCGCGATTTGCGGAGATGCAGATTATTCTACCGCACCACAATTTGTTTATTTACAAAATCAAACAACTTGTAATACAATTTTGACTTCTTACAATAATAATGTTTCATTTCCTTCTGGACCAAACGGGCCTCCTGCATCTGCTGGACTTACAAGTGCATACTGGGCTCAAGTTGTAGCCAGTTCTTCTGGTGCAGAAGATAAGACATCTAATCCATTATTACATCCAAATAGATATGTATTTCCTAAAAATCTTGCTGCAATGTATTTCAATGCAAATGCATTTTTACAATTCTCACAAGATACTGTATATTCCTGGCCCCTTACTTCTCTAATTAATACAACTGGACAGGATGATTTTACAATTGAATTTTATATTAAACCAACTGGCGCTGGTGGAAGCACTCAGACAATCGTATATATTGGTGCACCTGCAAATGCAGATACATATAAATTAATTGCTAACCTAATTTCTACAGGAACATCTGGTGGATTGAATACTAAGTATACATTCCAACTTCAGGTGTCTACTTCTGGAATTAAACAATATGGGGAGTTATTGGTAGATAAATGGTATCATATTACAATAATGAGGTATAGTTCAAGAGTCTATTTTTATCTAAATGGAGAACGGCTAATTGAAATACCTGTTGGAGCAGGAATACCAAATAGCACTACGCCATTTACAACAAATTATCTTTCTGGAGCAGAATCAATTGCTACTATCGGGGGGAAATATAATGCGGGGTTTAGTGGTTTAGCAGATGGGTTTGATGGATATTTAACAAATTTTAGATGGGCGAAGGGTGTTGCTAGTTACGTCTTACACCTTGATGCAACAATAAGTGTCCCTGATACGTTTTATGTTCCAGGTCCGCCATTGAAAATATCTTCAGATCCATATGTTGCAGTAGGACTGTTAGCACAGTCTGCGGCTACATTATTAACAAATACAAAATCTCCTTCTGTTACTCTTTCTTTACAAGACGGGCATGCAATTAATGCTTCTTATACTGCAGTCACTTGGATTCAGGTCTAAGAATTAAGAATCAAGTAGCCAAGGATAGGCCCTATTACATCTATATGATACATTGCATAGTGCCATAACACTATACATTGCACCAAGTGTCTTATCTGATTGCTGAGAAGCGGATGTGACTAGACGTTCCATTACGTTCAGATTTGTTCGTCGCACACTGTCCATATCTGTTTTCATTGCAATCTTATTTGGACTCCATTTGAATAGGGCGGTGTCGGCTCTAGAAAATCCAGGGACAATTGCTTCTCTTAATTGATCAGAAATAGTCTCATCATTCCATACAGAAAATAGATGTGAATAAAGTGATTTCTGATCAGAAATCGTGAGGTCAGTAAACCATTGTGTTGCAATTCTATATCCAAGCATATCAAGACGTAAGCACATATCTAAGACCCTTAAATTCCAGCTTTGTTTTTGTGTTAGCCCTGATATTTCCTCATACTGCAATGACTTTTTCCATCGTTTTAATTTATCTAAATGCCTCCTAAATAATTCTACAGTAGCAGATTCACAGATTTCCTTGGTATATGGATTCTCTAATTTACCACTCTCTTCATATTGCACTAAGAGTGTGCGAATATCAAATCCCCAGATTCTAGATTTATCTTTTATTGCGAAAAAATAATCCTTAGGAATTGTGCTTAGGGGCTCAAATGATGCTAGCTCTGCATCATTGTGACAGAGTGATCTTATGAAAAATGCTGGGCTACGTTCTCTTGCAGTAATAAGGCCAATTTTTAATTTCCAGAATCGCTGTATTTTAGTAGCCATTGCGCTCATATTTCTTGTAATCATAGGAATTTCAAACAATATAGGATTTTTAAAATGACGTGAGCAGAACTTACCCTTTGTCGCCTTGTATGAACATCTTTCTTTTGGAAATTTTTTGCTCTTTATATTTATACATAGTTGACTGGGAGTTTGCATCACTGCTCACCGCACGGAAAGTTAAATCACAGAGGTAAATGGAAACTATTTGAATTTATATTAATACTTAGTATAAACAATAGAAGATTTATTTAATTATTTAATTATTTGATTTATAATAAATTACGCGTTAAATATCCAATTGTAATTTTAAAAATGAATGTTTTAAGCCCTTTTCTTAAACGGCAGTCATTCAATGACGAGTTACTGCAAAAATTTTTTCACCCCGGCAAAAATGAAAAGTGGTCCAAAAATTGATTCCAAGCACCTTTTTACTATGCGTATTCCCGCCATGAATGCTTCCACGGCCTCCAGTATAATGAACACTCCTTCTACCCCTGCCAAGACTCAGAAGTCTGTTTCCAAGAAGACTGCTCCAAGCGTAGCTAGTGTAGCTGCCCCTGTGGTGGTCGCCCCCGTCGTGGCTGCCCCTGAGGCCGCTGCCCCCAAGGCAAAGGCCTCCAAGAAGGCCGCTGCCCCTGAGACCGCCGTAACTGCTGCCCCTGTGGTTGCTGTGAATACCGTAGAGGCTGCTCCTGTGGAGGCTGCTGATGCCGCCGTGACCTCTGTTCAGGATGATGTGAAGGCCATGCTTACTCACGCCAACACCCTTCGTGAGACCGCTGCTGCCCTGGTGGCTGAGCTGAAGCGCGTGGACAAGCGTGTGGCCCGCCTGCAGAAGGAGGCCGACAAGCGCCGCCGCCGCGTCAAGAAGCCTGTAGAGGGTGAGCCCGTGGTGCCTCGCAAGCCTTCCATCTTTGAGCTTCCTACCCCCCTCTCTAACGAGCTTTGCTCTTTCCTAGGCCGCGCCTCTGGATCCAAGGAGAGCCGCTCCAACATCACCAAGGCCATCACCACCTACGTGAAGGAGAAGAACCTGAAGGAGAAGCACACCATCAAGCCTGATGCCAAGCTGAAGGCTCTTCTGGGCGTAGCTGAGGGCGACGTTCTGACCTACTTCAACCTCCAGCGCTACCTGAACCGCCACTACCTGAAGCCCGCTGCCGCGGTGCCCTCTGCATAAAGTGGTTCATGACAAAATTAAAAAAGCTAAAAGCTAAAAACTAAAAAAGACGGGTAGCTAAATGCTATCTATCTCATTGACTGGGTAGCTCAGTTGGTTAGAGCATTCGGCTGTTAACCGGAAAGTCCTGGGTTCAACCCCCAGCCTGGTCGTATCTTTTATGCTATGTAAAGCATAAAAGATACGAATAGAATTTTAACTAAAAGTTAAAATTATCGTATTTTTTGCGTATCTCACATCTAAAAAAATATACAGTATTTATTCATTTTCTTCTATTTAATATTTCAACCCATCGTTCCCTAGATTCTTTTTTAATAGACTTGAGGCGACCAATTGCTTCATGATCTTTATCAACTACAGGAAATTTTTCCATTACAGCATGTAAAGATCCATAATATTTTATTCTATTCAATGCAGTTTCAAAGGGCATGTATGCAGCACCTGTGAGATGGCATCGATCCCATCCCGCTAGGAAACATGCATCTTGCAAGGTTCCTAGACTTATTCCTGTAATATTGCAGACATCTTCTACACGAATATCTTCTATAATCCATTCCTTGCGAATTTTTAAGAGTCGCCAGATTTTCTCGCCACCCATTGCGAATAAATCAGAATCCAGTGTTAATATTACTTGAATCTCCTCAGTATCTGCCATATTTAGAAGCATATCATCTGCTTCACCTGGAGCATATATATGTTTCACCTGAGTCCCTAACTTCTCTTGAATTTCTCTTTTTAGAGAGCCTGTAAGATGCCATCCCTGCCAGGATAGAGAAGTAATGGCTGTCTTCAAATGTTTAATATCATTCTCATTTAATTGTTCTTTGAATTTTTCTAAATATTCTTCTAGGCCTTCTTTATTATCCATTGCAGATTCACGGGCTAGTCGTCGTTGTCCAATAATTTCCTGTTTATCTTTTGGTGCAGTTCCATCCCAGACACAGATAATGCTATGACCTTTTTCGGACCATGATTTCAGAAGCTCTAAGAGTTCATCGAGGTTGGTTCGGTGAGTATATATGAGACTGAACATATCTATTCCAATTTTCTTTGGTTCAATAAATAAGGGATCTATTGAACTAAATAATTTTCTGAAAGTTGACCATACACTACGAATTCCCATAGGTTGCTATTTTATGGCCTCAATAAATATAGGATAATGGTCAATTTTTAGATAATAACCAACGCCTATATTGGCCATTCAGGCGTCGTGAATCGTGGACTCAGTTTAATCTGAATGGGTTCCTTACAGTCTTGCAAAAATCCCAGTCCCCTTAGAACATCACGCTTCCCCGTTATATATCTCCATGCATAGTCCGCTGGTCCTCTAACTGTATTACGCAGCTCAGCACATTGATGATATATCCATCGGCACTGCTGTTTCCATAAGTTCTTAAAAGAGCCTTCACCACCCTTGGATAAAATAGCACACAGAAAAACCTCAGTCCATGCTTCAGTATGGGCCTCTAAATCTTCTACACCCTTTTCTTTATCAAAGCAAGCGGTGTGCAGGAGTTCATGAAGAAGAACACGCGTTGCTTCTTCATACCGATAAATCACAATGCGCTCTTTACTGCATATATTGGTATACCCCCCATTGATATTTTCTGGACCTAGTGGCTTTGATTCACCCGAATTAAAGAAGCGTTCAGAGGGATGTGCATAAAATAATACATGGCCAATGGGATGGCCAATTGCTTGGAATATACGAGCCCATAGAGCCCAGGGCACCCCTTCCCACTGCTCTTCAGTTCCTAGGAAAACAAGTCGAGTGCGACCAGGTAGCTCTTTAATCTTGAGACTAACTTCCTTTACCTTCCACATTTCAATGACTTGTTGTCTGAAATTCACTTCATCAATTGCAGAGACCCCTTGGGCTTCTTGGTATAAGAGTTGAACATCGGCTTCCCTTGGGGAATCTCCAATCCATTGTTCTTCAGGCATGGCCCACACTGAGGAGGCCATGTCTAAAAAAGGGTTTCTTAAGAATAAAAAGGCCGGAGCCATACTACAATGTTCCAACTAAAATATCATAAAGGGAAACAAAGAGAGTCTCCCACGCAATGGGAATTCTATAGGATGTCAGAGTATGACCAACTGCAGTATTCGGGGAGCTCGCTAGGCATTCAAGTAGTTTTGAAGTTAACTCGGGGCCCAGCTCTCTGTAATTTTCCAAGATGAGTTCCAGGATAATCTGATGAATATCAAACCAGCGAATATTTCGTTGGAGTAAAGTATATATTGTATTACGTATTGCTTCAATATGGTTAATCTGATGCACTTTCAGTTTTCTCGTAGTCTGAATCCATTCCCAGATAACAGGAGACCATGGATGGCATGGCGGTGCAGAAAGAGGCACTGGAATATCTAAGAACCAGTCTAACAGTTTGTGTGGGACAGTTTCACGGACAGTCATCCATACACTTATATTCCCTGATTCAGATCTCATTTCTAAAAGCCTCTGAATTAAGAGGACAGACTCGGTGCTTAGTAAGTCTGCCTCATATAGGACTAGGATGCGATCACCATTAAGAACATGTGCATTTTCACCAAGTGAATCAACAATTGAACGAATATAATGTCTATCCTGGAGACTCATCCTGGCCACTGAGAATCCATTGTGTAGAAGAGACGTCTCATAAGGTAGACCATCTTTACGAAGTTCTTCACTCTGAGCTTGTTCATCAGATACACGACTATCAAGATGCCAGTGTTTCCTTGAAATTGTTAATGGTAGGCCTCTTTGCCTAGATATACATTCTAATCGTTTATGAACTGCGTCTTTTGACACCTTATAATCCTGGCATCTCCAAGATATACCCATCTATCTTGATCTCAAAGACACATATTTAGGCCATGACGCACATATCTGTCGTTATAGCTGGTTTAAGCATTTTACGCAAATATATTACAGTAATGGAATTTGCAATACCTATATCTCATTTTGATCCTGTAAATGTAAAATGGGGTCAACCTAAATCTTACCCATTTCGCAGGACAATTCCATTCGAATATGATGATAATACTATTAAATCTAACAACCTAATTGTATCATTGCACCCGCTTAGAGTTACAGAAATAGATCTTGAGAAAAATCAACTTATTCTTGAAGAATATAAGAAGATTCAATATTTATCTAAATTAGAAAAATTTCAAGAGTTAGTTACAAGTGAATTAGTTAATAATTCTAAGAAATGGACCGATTCTTCTAAGTTGCCATATTCAATACAGAGTCCTTTACAGCCATGGTTAAAATCAAAAAAACTAATTTTATACTTATCAGCTGAGCCAAGTTCATTGACTTTTTTTACTGAAGATGGTCCAACTGTATTTTCAGATACCCAGGTTAAGCCGGGAGATATCATTCGTGCAGTAATTAAGATACATGGCCTTTCTCTCCAGATGTCGGAAGACGACGTCTGGACAGGAAAATCTAGAATTCAGCATAATATCCTACAACTCTATAAAGTCTCAACTACGTTGGCATAAACTTATAGCCAGGGCAGTTAGAGAAAATATCATACACATAGATACAGATATTAGTAAATATAAGCTAATTGCCATGGGTTCATATTGAAAATACATATACCATAGAAGAGTATGGACCATTATAACTGCACCCAATCCAGCACTAATTGGAACTACTGTTTTGGATAATTCGTTATTATTATCGGGGCTGCCAACTAGCTGAGATAAATAATAACATATTGTGATTATTGCACCAATTTCAAATGCTCCTAATCCTAGTATCATCGGAGAAAGGTTCGACATCTTCTGTAAGATACTTATAATTTCTTATCATGTTTTTTGAATTATAGCAGGTAATTTAGGAAGGGATCCTTTAATAGAAGACATATCGCCCAGAGATCCAGATGGAATATATGCAAAAATACAGAATGCTTCAAGTAATACAAGAATTATTATCATTGGAAAAATAACGGAGTATGCACGAAATGATTGTAGACTCTTATTTTTACCAGGAGAGCATGTATCTTCCATTCTTTCTATACTCGGTAGAACTTTTCCTTTTAATAGTTAGAGCCACTAATGGCATTCCACAATGTTGGAGGAAAAAGGACACGAAAACATCGTATAATAGCACCAGGTCCAAAAGAATGTCATCCCCGATTTCAAAATAAGGAGGGTAATTGTTTGTCTGAACAGACTCTTTCTGAAATTTCAAAGGGGTATAATGCACCAACAGGCTTGCATGGTCGTAATTTACGCCAATGGTTAACAAGGAAAGCAAGATGTAAGACGGAGAGATGTTTATTGGAAAAAGCACCGATTGATTCTAAAAAAAAGAAGGAATTGGTCAAAACATATTTCAGGCCAACAATGCCAGATGAATGGATAAATGATCCGGACCAGTGGTTAGACAGTAATAATATTGCTGATGTAATGAAACAATATGAAGAAATATATCCTCAATTTAAGTTTTTTGGAACTAATCCGATTGATTTCGCTGCACCAGATCCATATGATCCATCTGCTTCTGCGAAGAATAAGTGCTTACAAGATGAAATATGTAAATTAAATTTGAAAGAATTACTATCTAATGGTAAAACTAAACTAGGATTTGTGTATAACTTAGACCCGAGTAATAAGGGTGGTAGTCATTGGATTGCTAGTTTTACAGACATTCCGGCTCACAGAACATACTATTTTGATTCTTACGGAATGAAACCTCCGTCACAAATTGCTCGTTTTATGAGGTCTCTTACTTTACAAGACCCATTGATGAAACTTAGATTTAATGCAAGGAGGTTTCAATACGGTGATACTGAGTGTGGAATGTATTGCCTTTATTTCTTAATACGAATGCTAGCTGGAGACGATTTTAAACAATTTTGTCGTCGTGCACCAAGGGATAATGAAATGCTTTTTTTGCGACAATGGTTATTTGCGCGAAAGGATGTATAATTTCAAGGATTTTACGCTGAAAATCTACATAACCTCTTCTTATCTTATCAGTAGAGCAATATGGACCAGCGCCAACCGCAACTGCAACAAATGCAACAAAATAGAAGAGCTTTTTTTAGTTCTCAAAATGAACAAATGTTGAATACTATGTTATCCAATAATTTTACACAGAAAACTGGTTCTAGACTAAATGAATCGCAATCTTCTCGTCTTGAAAGAGCTCTGGAATATTACATGAGTGAAGTATTCCAGGCAAATCCATCAATGTCGGTTCAAACTCTTAATAAGGAGGTTTTATCAGCAACTGCATCTGATTTCAATGAATATCTTCAACGTCAGGATTTAGTTCAGAAAGCTACACCTCAGGCATTTCAAGAGGCATCGAATCGCTTTGACCAGATGCAACAGGATCGCCAGAGAAGCCTGGAACCACCCCGACCATCTGTTCCCGATTATGTACAACCCATTTTGATTAAGGAAGATGAATCTACTACTGCACTTACACTCTTTGAAGAGGCAAAGAAGCGACGTAATATGGAAATGTCGGCGCAGGCCGATGAGCAACTTCAGCGTAGGTCTGCTTCTGCCATGAAACCTTTATATTTGCAAGATCAAGAATTGCGACCAGACCCTAGGGCCCTGTATTCTATGCCTCTAGATCTAGTGGCAGCTGGCCAGCAGAATGCACAGCAGAATGCACAGCAGAATGCACAGCAGAATGCACAGCAACAAGAGTTTTCAGGTAGAGCTGATATAAATCCTACAATTGCTCGTCCCGGCCCTACTACTGCTTCACGTAGTGTTTTGCAACAAGATATGATAATTAAGCAGGAGGATATTCAAGCCTACAAGGAAACTGAATACAATTTGTCCATTTATAGTGCAGATCGTAATTGGGAGGGACCCCTGACTGAACAGAATCGCTTTAACTTTACAGTCAATCTATTTTCTGGAAATTCTCCGACAGGCTTGAATCTAATGCCTAAGTCTGCAAATCGCTTAAAAAATATAGTGCGCATTGAATTTGTTAAAGCCGTTATCCCCATTGAGGCTACGGATATTGTTGTGAGAAAAGTTAATTCAACTGATACACCCAATTACATGCAGGCACTATTGAATGCACAGGCAGTGGCTATTACTAGTGTGAATGCAGGTGTTTCTACTGCTTCGGTGCCAGCAGCGAACCTTGGACAGTTAAATCTAAGTAAGTTAATTGAATATAATAATTTAATGGGTGATTCTCCAGGGGGAGCTGGCGCTACTTTAAACTACTTTAATTATGATACCACATATGTAAAGAGTGTTTACAGTTATCCATTTATCACATTAAATGTGGACGAATTAGATACAAATACATTTGGAACAAATAATTCCATGGATAATGCCTTTGGTATCTTACAATATGATTCTAATTGGACAGATAATACTGATTCACTAGGGTTCACATCACTAATCCCCAAGCACATGAAGTGTCAGAGGGTCTTCTCACCAACACCACTTGCTACGCTAAATAAGATGTCAATTCGCTTACAGCAGCCTAATGGAAATCTAGTAAATGCAGTTGCAGATACTCTTGATATTAATGGATTATTCTTGAGTTCGTATGCATCTATTCGCTCATATTTCAGTGGAAATATTGATTTATCTGGAACAGGTTATTCTGATAATTATGGAGAGTATATATGGATAGATAGTAAGAAGTGGTTTAGCAGGTTCCAGGTGTCTGTTGGTGATAGAATTCAAATAAGAAATTTGACATCGGTATCACCTACACCTGCAGTAACCGATTTGATAAATTTTCTTCAGAATACGGATGGACTCATTGTTACAGGAACTGCTTATACTAGACCAATTACAGCTGCTGAATTAATTGTGAATGGCCTTACTGCAAATCAAGTTGGCAATGGACTACCTAATACTGTAGTCGATAATCTCCTAGTTGATGGATGTAATACTGCAGGATATTGTAGGTTTATTATTGTAAGAGGTAAATTTTATGATCCAACGCTAGGAAATACTGGTATTCAACCATATGGAAATCAAATCGATAATTCAGTGCTTTCAACTGATATGATGGGTGGCACCACTGCAATAAAACCAGGTCGCCTTATTAATTTAAGTAAGCAGACCCAGCTTATTTTCAGAGTAATTACGCGTGAATATGATTCTACTAGCCTTGTTCGCCCAGATAATCTCTAATAATATTAATTGTAAAATAGTAGTAAGAATGCAAGCTGCATTGCTATTAGTATTTTTGTTGTTGGTTTTAATAATTCTTCTAAATTATGTTTACCGTGTTAACGATGGTTTTACAGATTTACAGTCATCTTTTATAAACGATCGTTTGAAACTATATAATAAAGTAGGTGTTTCTTTGCTTACGGCAGATACTACTGGAAGCCTTGGACCATCTGGTGATCCATATATTAAAACTAGTCCAAGCGACACCCCAACACCACTTAATACAGAATTAACTGGTATTTTTGCGATTACTAGAAAATGCGAAGCTATTCAGACTATGGATTGTAGTGCATTTGATGACCCGGCGTTTTCATTGAATTGTGGGTTGTGTATGGATGGCCTGGGATCAACAAATAGTAAAAATGTAGCAATTCCTGGTGGAGGCCTTGTTTTATTACAAGAAGATAAACTATCTGCTAGAAATTCAAGGACCTCTACATTTATACCAAGTTATACGGCGACAATTGGCTTCTGTCCGGCTGGTAACCTAGTCTCAACGAAAGAGGAATGTCTAAAATTACAACGTCACCTTCAATGCAAGAAAAATCAATCGTTTGATATACCTGGATGCGCACAGTGTTATTCTAGTGGATCTTATTCAATTGTTGATCCGGTTACTTCACCAGGCGTAATAGATGGTCATGGGACAATTTCTGTAATTGGGTCAGGAGTTCTAACTATCCAAGAACAAGGATTTGACGCAGTTACAGGAATAAAGTTATCTACGAGTCCATATACTTTTGTCCTCCGTGTAAATGAAGGTGGCAATGTTAAGTTAATTCTTTCACAAAATACCGCTTCCCCTAATGGAAAAATTACTTATTTGGCTGCATGTTTATTTTCTTCAACGGCGAGTGGTGAATTTACAACTGATTTAAGGCATATTGTTTTGACAGATGAGGTTTCTGGAAGAAAACCAAGGTCTACAGGAAATGTAAATTTACGTGAAATACCAGTTACAAAAATGGCACCTGCATTTGGTCAGACAACAATGGCACTTTCTGTTATTATTCCTTTTACGTTTGTTGATATTACAAGTGAAGAAGCTGCGATGTGTAATGATGGTCCTTATATAACAAATCCATCATCTTCTCAAATATTAGATAGTGATCCTTGTTACGCAAGGGGGTCTAGACCTGGTGCATATAGTTTGGAATGTTTACAGAATATTTGGGCAACTAATGGTTGCACTTCTAGTGGTACAGCATATCCTAACGATCCATCATCTATGTCATTATTAATGTCTAATTCAGACGGCTCATTTAGAAATATTAACGAGATTGCTGACCTTATTTATAATAAAGCCATAATTACTTCCACAGGTATTGATCAAGATGGTCAAAAGAAAACTCTTACTGATTGGTCTGACGCAAGTGTGTTTTGCACGGGTGTTGAAATCACGTCACCATGTGAAGGCACAACTAAAGAGACAGGTCCCTTATCTGCAGAGTGTATTATATTTATGTGGAAGAATTTAGGCGCTAGTAATTCATTTGGTCCTACATATACTGGATATGGAACAAGTTTACCTAATTCAGGAACCACGCCACAATATTGCCAAGCAACAGGAACACTTTCTCCAGTTGATGCAAATGGTGGAATTAAACAAGGTATTGTGGAATGGTGGCAAACAAAGGGTGGTGTTAGTAATGTAAGGAAAATTATGTCAGATTTATATGGTGCTGCAAATGCACAAGTATCAACGGATAATGAGAGATTACCATATATTATACAGTGTTATGGTCAACTATCCCTTGCACCAAGGCAGACTGCAGCAAAGCCAAAATCAAATCCTAGTTTCATGGTTCTGGGAGGCCTTAATGTATTAGCATATAGTACAGATGGTAGGAAGGCTACTCTTTCTCCTTCTGGTTCAGGTATTTTTAGTAATGGATTTGCACCATTTTGTATAGGATTTAATGGTTTTCAGTGGGTAGCTGCTGGAGGTTTTGACAACTGGTACTTACAAGGTCGCCAAGGAACAAAAATGGCTATTAGTGATGATGGTATGAATTGGACTAATGTGCCATCTATGGATAGGTTAGGTGGCCAGCTTGCTGTCTTTAGTAGTATTTTATGGACAGGATCTTTCTGGATTGTTACATCAACATACGGATTAGGAAAAAATTATAGTTCTGACGATGGATATACATGGAATGTATTAAATACCCCAGGTAATATTAATCAATTTGCTGGAAATGACTCAATGTTAGTAGGCTGTGGAGTTAATGTAAATATGCAGGGTTCCGCAATATATTACTCAATTGATCAGGGTTCTACATGGACCGTGGCTCCATCAGCACAGTCATTTTTTGCTGAAAACGGAGGTTTATGGTCAGTAGTTTATAATGGTTCTATGTTTGTTTCTGTTGGATGTGCTTCTGCTAGTGGTGCAGAGGGTCTAATTATATATTCAAGAGATGGTATAGTCTGGACTAAGTGTAGACTACCCCTTGGTCCTAAAACTAACCGATTTTTCGGTTTAACTTGGGGTGGTAATAAGTGGTTTGCTCAGGGCAACTATGTTGCCATGTATTCTACAGATGGAATAAATTGGCAAACTGATAGAAGAATGCCTGATACATCTAATGAATATTTTATGGCTGGGCCAGCTAATAATCTAAGGATTCCTACAAATACGGCTCCAGGAGGTAATGCTATATATGATGGATCATCATGGCATGCAATGTCATATTATCAAGATTCAGTTCATAGCACATCTGATTTATTGAATTGGATGGATCCTAGTTGTATAAATAAAGGGATGTCTTCTATATTTGCACCAGGAGCAGGAAGGGCAATAGCAAGTGGGCAAGTTTTACCATGGTAATTGCACCTCTTATTTATTGTAAGGCATGTATAGCTCTTAAATTGTAATAATATAATTGATCATATAGTCCATGTTTTCTGCACTATATGAACAACCGAAATTTAAGGCTTCATGAAGATAAATCGTTATATATTTATTTCAGATAAATAGTAAGATGCAAAGGGAGGGATTTCAAGTAAATGAGTCAGTTTCTACTAGAGCTGCTAATATTCAGAAATATTATAGTAGAACATTACCAAACATAATTTATAATAATAGCCCAAGTATTGATCTGGTTAACCTCACTAAAACTAGTAATACAAGGTTTTCTAAGACAAATTCAGTTTTAAATAATGACTGGAAGAAAAGTTTTGACCTTAATTCCAATAATGCATATACTAACCAGGTTGCCACATGTGAAAATAGTGGTAATGGAGACAAGTTTGCACATTTGACTTCTCTTGCTAATAGTGTTGATAAGAATAGCCGATTGAGATGTGGGTGGGTATATAACACCAGTGATTATACTCAAGGTCACGGTGCTCTGGGTATTAATAGCGGTCCATTAAATGCAAGTGCTTCCGGTACATGGATGTGGGATTTAAATGAGGCTAAGAAGAGATATAATACTGATATCTGTAAGAATATTACTGATTGTGGTGATATTGGTGCATCCATGTATCAAGGAAAATGTGGGTGGTGTAAGAAATCAGGGAAAGCAGTGCCTCTAAATGGCAAAGTGGCTGCTTACCCATTTAGTCCAAATACCGCTTGCCCTACAGCAAGATTAGTGACAAGTGCTTCTTCATGCCCTGCTCCAGGAAGTAATACAGAGAATTTTATAAATCCAGTTTCTTGCAACCCATCGGCAAATGGGTCTATCCCACGAGATTGCTTAATGCAGAAAGTTGTTGGTGCAGGATGCTCTGATGCTGGCTCATTATATCAAGCCCTGAAATCAGGGAGTGACAATGACTATATGAGTGTTCTGAAAAAACAACAAGCATGGGCTGTTTATCAAGACAGGGCAAACACTCCTCTAGATGCTGCAGGATTAAGTAGTGGTAAAATTTCAGTAGCAGATGCTCTAAATGGATTTAATAGAGTCCGTGAACAAGCATCATCTGGAGCAAATGGAGGCTTAGAGAATGCAGCAAGGGATTTATGTTTGAAAGCAGGCACAATCGATTCATATGACTTCTGTTCAGAGATAAGTGATTCCCAAAATGGACCATTTGCATTAGAATGCTTACAGGATGCATTCTTAAAAGCAGGAGGTCAAAAGTCAGGGAGAAAGTATCCATCTTCATCAAATGCCTCATCATGGAATGGCTTGGGCAGATGGTCAAAGGTGAAATCTGGAATCCAGGAACTTTATAACGATACAAAGTCAACTGACCGTGTGATGCAAGAAAATGCGATGATGGATTTTTATGGTATTCAGTTAGAGAATAAACAGAAAGCCTTAACTGTGCGTGTGGGTCAAAATTGTGATAATTATAGTGGTTGGCAGAAAGATTTGGCTATTGGATCCTGGGTAGCACGTATACATTTTCCATTTGATGCTAGTTATATTACAGTTCCTTCTGGATTAGTTGCACAATTAATAAATAATAAAGGTGAAAGTCACTTTGTAAATGGACCAGGTGAATTTAGCTTCTGTAGTAAAGCTGGTTTTAATGATAATGTTAAAAAAATTACAGTGATGGAACCCAGTATTCGCTTAAGTGAACATTGCGATAGTGATGGTTGGCAGAAATTTCTGGGAAAGGGAGAATGGTCTAGCGGTTCAGGATTTCCATCGGATGCGAGTTTTATTACAGTTCCTTCAGGGTTATCTGCAACATTAGTGAATGGTAGGAATGAAAAACTTATTGTATATGGGCCACGTAAATTTAGCTTTTGTAGTTGGCCTTGGTTTAATGATAATGTTAGACAAATTACAGTTAGTGATTATGAATCATAAATATGTTTCCGTAGATTATTTCTTGAAATCAAGAATATAATTCCTAATAATTTTCTATTCTATGACAGTTGATCATATAGGCCATGTTTTCTGGACTATATGAACAAGTGAAACAAACCTTTGTATCGCAAACAAGGCCTCGTGAAGATACTTACGAGCTTTCAAAACAGCAGTCAATAAACGACTATACCCAACGAGCAGTGATTGGGCTTGACCGAATTGCAATAGGAGAACGTAATATGTCTCTTGATTCTGCACTAAGTCCCGGTAATCATAACGGCCTTTTACAAACAAGTGTAAGAGATATATTTTTAAAAGGACCAGTCGAACGCTATGATTTCTGTGCAGAACTCCTGGATTCTACGCCTAGCCCATTTTCTTTAGAATGTCTGCAGTCCGAATTTATTAGGCAAGGTGGTCAGCGCACTGGTTCCCTATATCCCAGCGAAGCAAATATTTCACTTTGGAATTCCAAGAAAAAATGGCTCCATGTCAAGGATGAAATTCAGAATTTAATTAGTCATACTCTTTCTCAGAAGGCTGAAATTAAAGAATCAGCTATGCTACAATTTTACGGTGTTGGCTTAGGAAAGCAACCAGTTGCTATAGATCCTCAATATGGTGTAGAGCAATTTTGGTTTACTCATCATACAGATATTACAAAACCAACTACATTTTTAGGAAGGCGTATACGCCCTGGTATTGCATTTATTGATTCAATAACTACTGACCATGCGTCACTAGTATTCTTCACAAGTGTTATAGCTAATAAACGAGTCCAGGCACAGTATCGTGTAAGTTCATTTAATGGATTTTCACTCTATTTTAATTCGCCAATGACCAAGGTATATAATAATAAGATGGTAATGGATACTACAGAACTTGCGTCTCTACATAATGGAGGGGATGCTGCTATAAATAGTAGTTTAGTTACCCTTTCTACAGATATTAATAGGATAAGTGGATTTTTATATTATGAAAAGGGGCGTGCTTATTACAAGCTGGAAATACTTTGTGACGAATTTGGCCCAGGGTGGAAAGAAATTCCTTATACTCACTTGCAAATGACTCAAGAGCCCTTTGCCCCCATGATTTCCTTTGAAATAGAAAAGACACCTGGTATCTATGGATGCGATTATCCTTTTTGTGATAAGCGTCTTGGTGGATTTAAGATGAAGTGGGAAAATGAAGGATGGGGTGGACCTTCTCTACAATACAGGGGTGAGAGTGTTGATCAGCTGCAATTTCCCTTAAGAAAGAATTACTTTAGTTTTCCGAGTAGCAAGTGTTCCATTAAATCCAAGTTTTCTTTTAGGCTTTCATCGTTTATGACACTCAGCATGCTAATAACGATGCGTTCTTGCCCTAAGGATGGACAGGTTGCATTGCCTCTGACTTTATGGGGTAAGGGAGGCGGGGCACCCACACTCATTCTTAGGGGAATAAGTGCAACAGAAGCAACCGTGAATATTGGAACATTTAGTGGCTCTTTACAGACTAAAGATGGTCCAGTAATACAACGAGATACGCCGACATTAATCATCTTGCGGATTTTGAGGAAAAAAGAGGCAGATATTAGTTCAATTGATGCAGTGCAGGTTTGTGCTGCAAGTGTTCGCGAATTACAGCAAAACCCCGATACTAGAAAGATTTTAAGGCAATCTAGTGCTCTAGCCCTTCCAGGATTAGTTACAGATGAACCAGCTTATTTCAGAATACAGTCTGAATTTATGGCATTTGACCTTTTTTGGATCCATTTATTTGATTATAAGTTGGAGGGTGACAATTTGTATAGGGAAGCAAGGGCAGATTGGGGTTACTTACCATAAGCATCGGTGAAGCCACAGGTGAAGCCACAGGTGAAGCCACAGGTGAAGCCACAGGTGAAGCCACAGGTGAAGCCACAGGTGAAACCATAATAATAAAATTGAAAAATTCATTTGCCTCTGTGTTGAACACAAATGCAAACGTATAGTCGTGAGTTTCTTCAGAGCCTTCCTGATAAGAAGAAGCAGCAGGAGGTTGATGCTATGATTAAGGGGTTTTGGCAGAGTATGCATGTAACTGCTGAGAATGGCCAAACGTCATACTTCTTTGATATGACCACTATGAGAAAGGTCGCACCTGAGCCTGCATCAAATCGAGTACTGCAGACAAAGTCTACATTAAATTCACAGACTACTATGACAAATGAGGAAATTGTTACGAGATTTCAGACGGCATTCCCAGGTTGCTCAGTGCAATATGGTGAGGAGTGGGTAGAGAGTAATGCTAGCACAAGGGTTCTGAAGAGGGGTATTACAATTGACTGGTCCTAAGTTGGCGTTTAGGCGTAGCCGTATTAGGTATTGCTTAAGCAATACCTTCAGGAATGTCACCAATCTCTCCAACTGGCAAGAATTTATTATCTGGATTTGCCTTTACAAATCCAATAGGGGCAGATAGTGTAGGATCATCCATATTGAAAAATAAATATCCGAGGGGAATATTTCCTTCATTTTTATTGTTCATTATTATCTTATAAAAATACTGTTTCTTTTTATAAATGATTCTCTTTGGTTTAACTGGAGCTTGAGCTTCTGCTTCTGCTTTTACAGCTAAATCAATAGGGGCAGCAAGTTGCACAGGCTGAACCTTAAATCTAGCCTCAGTTTCCTGAATATCCTTTTGTAGATTTGGATGATAGGCAAAATCGCCAATAGAATCTCCAAGAGACATACAACGAAATGTTCCGTCATTGTTATCCTGATAATTTAATTGACAATCAACTGCTACACTCTTCATGAGTGTTTGTAGTGAAGAAATCACCTTTTCTTTTCTTAAACTAATGAGGAGCACTTTTTGGTCACTGGTGAGAATAATTACACGCTCATCTTCTGGGCCACCGGCTTTCTGCAAAGGCTCTTCTGTAATCCCAAGTATATCAGTTGATTCCTTTTCTTTACTTGATTCCTTTGGAATTACTGCGGCCAAAGGTGCTTGCTCGGCTGAAGCTGCTTGCTGGGCCAAAGGTGATTGCTGGGCCAAAGGTGATTGCTGGGCCAAAGGTGATTGCTGGGCCAAAGGTGATTGCTGGGCCAAAGGTGATTGCTGGGC